GACACTTACCTTCGTCTTCGACTTCCATGTCGATGATTCTGCACGAGCCGTTACCCATGTATAAAACACATGAAGAACACTTGACTCCGATTCCTTTGACATCATTTTCTGCTGCTGGTGTGTATCCTGCCCAGATGCCTGTGGCATCTTCATTGAACTTTCCATATTTGTCCGCAATCTCGATCAGCGCTTCTGCTAGATCGCTCTCTTCTGGAACTAAGCCAGCTGCAGCGGTCACAGAGTTTGATTTCTTTGTTGAACGAGGATGTCCTGACGGAAGTAGATCGTTGTCAGTGACATATGCTGAGTTTGATGGCTTTCCAGATTTAAGAAGACGCAAGAATGCATTGACTCGACCCATTGCCCATTGATTACGAGTCATTCCTGGTCTGTGCGAAACAGAATATGCTCCTGCACCACGACGATAAACGGCTTTTAACATTCCTAGAGTTGCACGACGTCCCTTTGAAGCTTTTTCATTGTGCTTTGCAACTTTTTCACGAAGAGACTTCTCTACTGATGCTGAAAAATTAATTTTGCGAGATCCAGATGCTGAACCTTTTTTATTTTTGCTTGATCCCTTAATGCGATCTTTTTTTGGAGCTGGAGTTTGAGAGATTGTGCGCTTTTTCTTTGCTGCAGCTGTCACAGGACCACCAGCAACCCAAGCGCGGCATGTACGAGCTGATGCACATTTAAAATCAAATGCTTCGCAGTATCCAAGCTCCCCAGCTGCATCGATTGAATCAAATTCATCTGAGTTATCTGTTAAACCAGTCTCAATACAAGAAAGCATTTCTGGTGTTTGGATAAATACAGCGCAGTTGCCACAAGTTTGCTTCTTAGCAGTCTCTGAATCAACGCCCCACTCAGAACCAAGTGCAGTCCAATACTCTTCGTTTGGTTCTGCAGGGTTAAGCGGTCCATACATTGCTGTATCGATTGCGTTCTTACGATTTTTAAGATTAAGTGCAATATCCTGCGTTGCGGGAGGACAAGTTTCTTCAGCCATTTACTGCTGAGCCTCCTCTGTGTTTTCGGCTGGTGCTTCTGATGCAATACCTGCTGCTTCAGCCCCTGCTGCTGCTTGCTGAAGTGCTTGTTCTACCTCTGGAGGTAGTGGAGCGACAGATGCTGCTTGCTGTGCACCACGGATCTTGTTAATCACCTCTGGTGCAATAGCTCCAAGCATTGCTTCTGTAAATTCTGGTGTGATTGCACCCTTTTCTTGTAGAAGTCGAACTGCGACTTCTGTAGGAGTTGGTGCATCTTGGTCTGAGAAGCCATGAGCACGGCGCCATGAGTCTGCAGAGACTGCCATACGGTCATAACCAGCGTCTGCATCTGCAGCACGGTCATTGCGAGTTGCAATTGCTGATGGGTCATACCAAACAACAATGCGATTTACTTGTGACTCTTCAAAACCGTTTGCAAGAAGGTATGGACGAAGATAGACAACAGTTAATGCATCTGCAATAAGCAACATAAGTGGCTCGATGTGTGCCTTGTATAAAGATTCGTCAATTTGCAGTGCGTTTGAGTATTTAACATTTGCAAGACCTGTCACAACATCCTTTGGAACATCTAGTCCTTGAAGGATACGCTCTAATACACGATCAGCACGTTGTGCAAGTGCTGGATCAAATGAACGCTCAAACTTAAACTGCTTAATCTTGTCGCCAAGCTCTGCAGGGCCTCTAATAATAAGTGGGACAACTGCTGATGCGGACTCCTCATCACGAATTGGAGTCGTCATCGCATCCATTAGCTGTTCTTCGAATTCGTCCTCTGCTTCTTCAGCAGTAAACCCTGCACCGATACCATCCTCAGAATCGTAGGGGTAGTCTGCATCGCCTTGCGACGCGACGGAAAGACCATCTGGTAAGTAAAGCGCACCAGCATTGAGACGAGAGCGAGCAGTCGCACGGAATGTCCTATTCAGTAGAAGTAGTTCGGCGCAAAGATCAAGCAAACCTCTTAGCGATGAATCTGCTTCATCCGAAAATCTTGGATGCGAACGCCAAATGCGTCCAATAAATGCATTCTTACCTAATTTTGTATTTGCAGTAGCGCCTTGTGAAGAAGTTGATTGTTCACGACGACCAATAACATTAAAACCACCGCGAACATCTGCAGTTACTTCATCAACAGAGCGAATATCCCAAGACTCAGGAAGGTTATTTCCTGGGCGAGCTGGCATTTGAACCAAGTAGCATTCTCCTGCAACCGCCAAATTAAGTGCTGCATCTTTAAGAAGCCCTGCTTGTCCACCATATGCTGAGTTTAATCTAGATAAAGCACGTTCAGCTGCATTTGCAAGTCTTTGGTCAACAATGTTTGAATTTCTTACAGATACTGGTTGCTCAGATGGATCATCAATTGCTGCTGCATAAATACGAATGCGTGAAACAACAGATGCAACTAGATTAAATGCATACTTGATTTCACCGATAGCGTCGTAGTATTCCCAAGCTTCTGCTTGCCATGCGCTAGAACCAGCAGCACGACGAATTCTAAATTGTTCGAACTCTCCCTTATCATTTATCTTTATTTGAGCTGCTGCAGCTGTAAGAGATCTAGGTGCAGAGTAAGGGACAGCTTTTGCATTGTTGCTGAAAACAGAAACGATTGAAGATGTTGTAGCTGGAGCTTGAACTATCTGTGTAGAACGAGAAAAAGTTGATCTAGTTCTTTTGCGTGAAGACTTTTTTGGTTGAGGAGATGACTGTTCTGGATTATCGTTGGTAAAGATACCCATTAGAACTCCTTGTCATCTTCAACGGAATATGAAGTATTACTTGTCTTCATACGCAGTTAATAAACCAGCCACAGCTGATACAGCATAAATTATAGCAATGATAGAAGTTACTGATGGAACGATTAGGAAGGCTCCAACAAAGGCCGAAGCGATCCAAAAGCTAAAGCACCATTCGCAAGTTGATAGGTAGCCTAGATAGGTAGACTCTGGAGGGAACTTTTTCCAGAAAAAGTTACGAAAAGGAGCGGTGATCATGTCTCTGGTGAAAAGACGAGTTACTCGATAGGTTGCTAGACCTAAAATGATAAACTGTAAAAGTGTTATATCTTTCATTCTGTTGGATCCTGACTTGAGTAAACGGAACTGTTTTGACCGTATGGGTTCCAAGCTCTCAAACGTGAGCCACAACCGCAATTTGAGTCTTTGATAAAGGCTACTACCTTTCCAGTCTCTGTAAGGACAGCGTTGAGTTTCCCATCAACGTGTCGTTCTGTGAATTTCTCTCTAAAGGCAATTTGTACACCTGCTGGGGTGTCAGTAGCTATCAAAACTTGATCGCCTTTAAGAACTATTCTGACTCTGTCTATCTTTCGAGTGCCTTCAGGTGAAGGTCCAGGAATTTTTATGTCCTCTACGGCTGCCGTATTGGGAGGGGTTATCCAAATTATTGCTGGGAAGACGTCAGTTTGGACTCTCACTACTTAAGATCTCCTTCTACATACTCTTCTGGGATATAAAAATCGCTCCAACCAAGTGTAACTGTTGCTAGAGGTAGATCTAGAAGTACTGGGGAGTTTCTAGAGGTGTTTTCTAGCACCTTAAAAAACTCTTCTGAGCTTTTGACTTGTTTAGCCTCTTTGAAAGCCGAGTTGGTCATTAGATTTTTAATTGGGAAAGCCATAGGATAGCGAGAGTTAGGGCTTGTCATAGTCTCAAGCTGGCGCGATTGAGGTCGCTTGGTCTTCTTAGGGTTCTTCCAAACGATTACAGCAAGGTCGCTCTCACTGTAGGTGCCATTCTTTGTTTTATAGCTTCTAATCACTGGCTAAGCCTCCTTGCCATAGCTCGGTAGGTAACTCCTGCAGCTTCTGCTATAGCGGCTGTAGGGACCCCACGAGCCCTTAACTGCTGGGCTAGGTAGGTCAACTCACGATTTGCTTCTGCTAGAGGGCTATCGTGGCGAGTTTTGGCTCTGTAGCGCTTTGAGAGCTCAGACAACTCCCTGAGACGTGGTCTTATCTCGGGAGGGACGCCCGGAGAAATGGACCTCAAACGAGGAGCATTCTTGGTGGGCACAGAGGTGGTTAAAGATTTGGGTGCAGGAGATGGGATTGGTCTCGAGAGCTTGAGGTCTTGTGCCCGTTTAACCCAGAAGTGGATTGTGGTCTTGGGGCGAGGGGGAGAAAAAGACGCCCCAATAATTGCAAGGGACCAGCCAGCTTTCCAAAGAGCACGGAGGCGAGATTCCATCTCAACTCGTGTAAGTGTAGAGAGGTAGTGCATCTCTTCCACTGGAAGTTTGAGTTGATTGGTCATGTAGATAATTGTACGGCAGTACGAAGAAGATGAATTTAAAGGAGGACAGTAGATCTTGTACGATGATGACGAAAATATGAACCTTTCCATATTTTGATTTTGACCCCGGAGAAGGGTACGGTATGTTTTTGGCTTTTTCAAAAATCGTTCCGGGGTATTTTTTCTTGCGGTTCCGCATATTTTTTACCCCCCGTATTCCGCTTTAACTGATCCAAAAAATATCTACGACTATTCCTAATGCCACCTAATTATTATTATTTATTTGTATAAAAAATGCAGAAAAATCTACAAACTAAAGATCTCTTTATTATAAAAAATATTTATAA